TGCGAGTGTGTTGGTATCATCTTTTAATGCAACAGGAACAGCAGCATCAGACATGTAGACCTTAAGACTATCAAGTCCAATCTTCTTTAATGTTCCGCCGTCAGAAATTAACATTTCATCAGCATCAACAGCATCACCAGAAGCTAATTCTGTTTGTCCACTAATAATGTTATCATTAAGCATTCCAGATTCAACTGCATCAGCCTGAATGGTAGCGGCGCCACCAGCAGCAACAGCAATATCACCAGAAACATCAGCAAAAACTGAATCTCTAACGTGTTGGAAGTCAATCTTCTTCATGGTTCCGCCATCAGAGATAGCGAATTCATCAGTGTCAGCAACAGTAGCCGAACTCAATTCAGAAGCCATACCTCCGATATCAAGAGCCAATACAGCAGAAGATGCTGAGATACCGTCACCAGCAAACAAATCAGCAATCTTGTCAATTTGAGTGTGCTTCATAGTTCCGCCATCATTGTGAAGGAAACCATCACCAGAAGCAAGAGCAGTTGTTCCAACTGAAGATCCACCATCTAAGAGGGCAAATTCAGCAGCAGTTACAGCAGCAGAAGCTTGGCTTGCTTGATCAGCAAGAGCAGGGATGAAGTAGTTACCCGCAGTTAATGCTGGTAAATAAAGATTGGTATCAGCTTGTGGAGCAGCGCCATTGCCATCACCACCAGCATGAAGAGTGGTCTCATGATCATCAGCAGGCCCTTCAAAAGTGAAAGAACTAGAAACATTGATGGTTGTAGAATCAATAGTGGTAGTTGTACCTTGAACAGTCAAGTCACCAGCAACAGTAAGATTATCAGCAACAGTCACTTCAGAAGTGCTGTGTCCAATAGTGATCGCTTTACCACTGTTGTCGGTACCGATCTTCATTGCTGAACCATCCCAATGGATAGATACATCGGCATCATTACCAAAGAAAATCTTGTCTGAATCCTGCATTTCAAAATCACCATTGCTGTCAAGAATGATCATTTTGTCAGCAGCAGAGTTTGAATCACTACCAGCAAGTTTATTCAACTCAGCGGTGCTAACATTAGCGCCATCAAGTTTATTCAACTCAGCAGCAGAAGCACCAACAAGAGTACCGCCTAATTTAAGACCGTTAGTTCCATCATGAGAAGCAATATCAAAGTCATACGCTCCATCAGCAACTGTAATAGTGCTAGCAGCAGTTTTAGCAATATCAAACAAGGTCACTGGGGAGCCATTGATTAATACGTCAAAAGACAATGCACCATCTTCGGTACCGTCAGTTACATCTTTAGAAACACCAGCGATTTCAGCATAAGAGGTAATATTACCACCATCATCATCACCTTTGAATTTAACAGCGCCAACAAAATCATTATCTGCTGGGGAAGCTGAATCGTAAAGTAAGGTCAAAACAGCTTTTGGACCAGCACCACCGTCACCGGGGGTAGAAATTGCAACACCTTCATCAGCTACGTGAGTTATAAAAACATCTTGATCGTCTCCCAGTTGGATTCGTCCACCATCAGCCAAATAAAGATCTGACCAACCTTTGGCAGCGGAACCCAAAGAAATTCCATCATTTGTACCGGGTGATAGTTCATTTTCTTCTAAAACCAACTCTTTTACATTATTAACGTGAAAATTAATCTTGTTCGCGTCTGCAAAATCAATCTTGGTTTGGTTATCCTCACCAAGTTTAAGATCAGTTGCAAAGATCTCAGTAACAGAAGTAACTTCACCAGAGTTAAGCTGGTTAAGCTGTGCCGCAGTCGCGGATACAGCAACACCACCAAGCTGAAGCCCTGCGGTCTTAGCAATGTTAAAATCAACATCGTTAGCAAGAGCAAGAGATTGATTAGCAAGAGTCATGATGTCTGTATCAGCATCACAACCAATTGTTGATGAGTTATCAACTGCTAATGATTTAAGAGCAGTATCACCATCCGCATCAACAGAAAAACCTGTCATTGTAATGGTGCCCATGGTAAGGTCACCAGAACCATCAATAGAGGTAGCACCGGCAATTGCACCAGCAGCACCTACACCAGCAGAATTAGCATTAACACCATCTTCTGCTTTAATAGAACCAGAGGCGACAAACGCCCCTAATTGAAATTTATAAGCCATAAAAAAATCCTCCGAAATAGACTTAGAGAACTAAAGAAGTTCTCGCCTATAAATAGCTTGCTGCATGCCATTTAGCCATTAATAAACGAAGAATTTGTCTGTTCCGTTCGAGTATATATTTACAGCAGCAAAGGGACTTTCTAATGTTACAGATTGAAAGCCATCAATCGTCTGAGAGTTACTTGTTAATATCACTACATTATTAGCGTCAGCATTGCCCGCTTCGTCTTTTATTGTAAAATATTGTCCGTCTGAATATGAAGAAGCATTTGGTAATCTTATCTCAATTGATGTCGATGCAGAGACGCCAATTATTAAATGAGATATAGATGCAGTTGCGGTTGTAGTTATCGTGGTTCTAGAAAAACTAACATTACCACCTCCACCTCCACCTCCTAGCGATGATGTGACCACAATGTTGCCATTTGGGTCTAAGCCCAAATAACTACCAGAGCCAGCTATGGCACCAGAGACAGGATTAGTAAGCCTAATTCCAACAGATGAAGTTAGACCGGGAACCGTAAGAGCAGAATTCTCAAAAACAAAGCCACTGTTACCGTCAAGGGCAAGCTCTCCATTAGACATTTTGAAAAACGGAATACGTGCAGCCGCAGCATTAAATAGCTCAAATTGCTCAACGTTCTCTAGTCCAGAGCCGTCACCAGTAAAAGATCCGCTGACGCTTGTTAAGTGTGTTACCGAAACGCTTCCACTTAAAACATTGTAACCCATTCATGATGCCTCTATTAGAATATAAACCACTTTGATTGGCCATCACTATAAAGTGTTAAAGCCGCACTATCTCCGGTTATACTATAAGTAGTGGCATGATCTATCTTGTCACCGCCTGAGGCTGTTACTGCTATTCTCGTAGAATCAGTTCTTGTTTCGTTAAATTCGTCCTTTATAATTAATGTACGACCATATCCAGCGGCTGCTGCGGTTTGTAGTGTAATAGACACATAGGCACTAGAACTAACGCCAATAATTGAGTCGTGAGCAACCACAGTGTGTGAAGCTGCTGTTAATTTTACATAATGTTGTCTGAGCCCACCAGAAACAATAGATACAGAACCAGTAAAGATGTGATTGTCTGCGGAGTCATTACCGAAGTTGGTGTCCCCACTAGCTGATAATTCTATTACATTGGTGTGAATTATATCAAAGGTATTTGCCTGAAGGGTTCCACTTACTATAACAGAGCCAGTGATGAACATTTTATCATTGGTGCTATCAAAAGTCATGTTTTGACTACCAGTCAATTCACCATCTATTGTTTTTATAAATTGAACCGAGTTTGCAGGGCCTGTGCCTGAAACCGATCCTGATATGTATGCCCATCCAAATTCAGCCATTATACAATCCCATTAAAAAGTGCTACAAGCAGCGTAAACCCTAACGTCAGCAGTCGTACCAACAAAAGCAACACGATCAATACCAGAGATTTCAACTGTTACCATTTCTCGTTGTGCTGCTGTTTGAGAGCCTTCCGCTGTAGATGTGTTTCCCACTGTGACTACAACTGCCGTTCCAGAAACAGCCCCTGTAACTCCATGAGTTTTGAGCGGGAACCATTTACCAAAAGCATGGGAATAACCATAAAGGGTAACGCTCAAGTTCGCACCGGCATTTTTGTCAATCACAAGAACGTGTAGAAATCTTTGGCTCTCTGTTGAGTACCCATCTGTTACTGCGTCCAAGGTTCCAACAGCAACTACATCTACTTCAGTTCCATGTGGCCCAGCTATGTTTTTAAGTTGTCTTGTTCTTCCCCAACTTGATGCTTTATAATTTGACATAATAAAATCTCCAACTCCCTATAAATAGTTATCTTTTTCTTTTTGCTTCTTCTTTGGCTCTTCGCCTATCGGAACGTTTCTTGGCCCGTCTTCTTTTTTCAGAAGGCTTTAAATAACGAGTGGTTTCTTTGTAATCATCAATGATTCCAAGTTTTTTAACTTTCTTATTAAATCTTTTTATAACTCTCTCGATATTTTCATTCCGTCGAGGACGAACAACTAAATTTGTGGCCATTATTTCTTTCCCATCATCTTATTAAAAATTGCAGAGGATTTATTACTAAACAAATCTGAAATGTCAACACCCGGATCTCTTGGGTCAACACCTGATAGCGCACCTTGGGAAGCACCATTATTAGTTGGTGCGGGCGCTGGCGTAGTCCCTTCAAACACATTGACCCCGCCATAAGAGTCTCTGCCGATTGCATCTAATAGTTTTCTTCTCTGCTCTTTCAATTGTTTCGTTTTTTTCTGTTCTCTTTTAAATGCCTTTGTATCAGCCTGATAACTTTCAGTTACAACTTCGCGTCTACCAGATAAACCATTGGCTACCTCACTAATAATATGTGACAGCGCACCAGTTTCCTCAAAGAGAACTTCTTTGATACATTCTTTAATTAAAGGTTTTAAAACCTTTTTCAATTCGTTTTTATTCATTAATCTCTCAAAATTTTATTAAATAAATCATCTATAATTAGGTCTTTTTTCTCATTTATTTTGTTTTCGTATACATTAAATGATTTTCTTTGTTTCCCTTCTGGAAACATGAAGGCATTTGGAGTTGATGGCTCTGATACTATGTCAAAACAAATCAATTCAAAATCCTCTTGGACTATGGTTCCTTGAGTCGATTCCTTTACAGTTCCCAAGCCTCTACTTGAAATACCCAGCTTAATACCAGATTCAATCAATCCTTTAAGAATTTTACCGGATGGGGTATTAAGCACCTTAATTTTTCCCATCACATCTTTACCTTCCCACCACATATCAACAACAACGTGAGATACATTTCGCAAGTTAATAACAGAGTCATCCGGGTGATCTAGCTCTCCAAGGGCTCTGTTGTCTTTGATAACAGTTTGATAATTACTGATTTCCTTTCGTAGAACTTCACATGGATAAATTCTACCGTTACCATTTTTCATTTCACAGGTCTGCATACGACCAGAGAGGTAAATCGCTCCATTTTGAACTTCGCGCTTCTCTCTTTCTGTGAGGAGATCTTGGCAAACTCCATCTTTGCATAGTTCATAGAATTCTGTTAGTAATTGTTTTGGCATCTTTGTTCCTCAATAAAAAAGTGCGGGCGCTACCCGCACGATTCAGCTACCGCTGCAACAACGTCTAACAGGTTGTAACATCCACTTCTTAGTCATTTTTAACTCCAAGTTGAATACCATCATCTTTTACGATCATTGATAGAAAGTAAGAGGTTCCGGCGGAGATGCACCCGCAAATGAAAGCATTCGCAAGCGTATACTCGAAAGTAAATAGTTCGGTGAAACCATTTATCAAAAACAGGAAACAGCCAACCCAGAAACCCAAACAAAGAGGACAATGCCATAGCGTGTTCCATTTCTTTGTGTAGTCTTTTTTAGGACGAATGTCTTCAAATATCTTGCCGTATACCAGAATAAAGGTCATGCCGTACGAGGCAAGAATAAAGTAAAGTAAATTCATTAAGTCTCCATCAAAAGTCTTTGACTATTATGCTGTCTTCATCTCTGGCGAGAACGCCTGCTTCGAGGGCTGCTTGACAAAGTAGCTGTGATGCAACAGTGCGGCCTGTTTTACTTTGTTCTATTTCTCCTCTATTACTTGCGGCGGTTGGGTTATCAGGTTGTTTCAGAAGCCCACCCGAGCCGTGTATAACATCTATCATTGACATTATTGTGTCGCCATCGTGACCGAACCCCTTCATATCATCGCTATAATCACCGTAAAGCGTACCCTCATCAATATTCGGTATGTGTGCTGTGATAAGTTCTATACAAGCTTTTTTGTTTAATATATCGAGATCACTAATGTCGATATTGTTAAACCGTTGGGTTTGTTCAGCTTGTTTAAATATCTTAATAAATGCCTCTTTGCCATTGGTTGGCTCGCAGAATACGTCTTCGCTCTTCATAATTGTTTCTCTGAGTAATACTCTGACTTTGTCTTCGGCAGCAGCATCGTTAAATGCTTTTGCGAATTGTTGGGCCCTATAGCTAGCAGGCGAACTTGGCCGCTCTAGGCGGGGGTCAACCTCATTTACTGGCCCTTCATTTAAAAACCTACGCCAGTTTTCCATTATTAATTTATCTTTTTTATAATCTGAATAACTCATTTTTAATCTCCTAATAAGTGTATTTACCATATAAATAGGGCGCAAATAGCCCGCGTTGCAAAATTGATCCTTTTTTCTCTTCATGTGGGACTTCACCAAGCTCTGTTGAGTTTTGAATATCAGGATCTAATAATAAATCATCTTGCATGTCTTCATGTGCCTCCATAGAATCCATGTAGGGCTTTTCAGAGCTTATCCACTGCGCTATTTCATAAATAGTTGCTTTAATTGAGTCAACATCTTTTGATTCGTGTATTTTCGCCTCAAGAGAACCATAAACGTTGCCGCCCTGAATTGAATCATAAGAGACAACACCTTTTTTTCTCAGGTGATCAAATAACCTAGACTCTGCCCCGTATACTACCTCAGTCATTAAATCTTTAGCAAAAGCAACAACTTTCTTTTGTTCCAGCATTACAACGATATCAATATCTGTGTGGTCAAAAATCATGAGATCCCCATTCAGCGCCTTTCTCATCATTAATTGGAACTCAAGCATTTGCTTCTTAGGGTTGTCAATATTAATTTTTATTGGATTTTCTATCTTGATTCCAACTTCTGGCTGGACGTTGATTTTAATTCCTTGCTTTTCTTCTTTTGGTTGTATATTGATTTTAACAGACATTATCTCTTTATCTCCTCTAGAAGATCTTGGATATAGAATATTTCCTTTACCATACCCTCAGTGATTTTTTGAGTCTTGTACTCGTCAAGCTTATTTAAAACACGCTCAGTTTTAGCCAAAATGGCTTCATTTTTTTGAGTTTTATCAAATTTGGTAGCCTCACTAAGACCTTTTTTAAGACGAGAAATTTCCTCATTTAAGAACGATTTAAGGCCTAATCCATTGTCAGAAAAAGAAACAATATAATTCATCAATAGATCTTTTTGCTCAGTCCTTAATGTTCTAGAGTAAGTTTCATTAAATTTTTTAGTGAAAGTTTTATAAGTAAGATTGTCAACATGTTTCATTTCTTGCTTTTGTTTTTTCTCTGTAGTTAAAAGATTAACAACTCTAGATTCAACTAAAAGTCTATTTTTTGCTTTCATATTGTTGTCTTGCAAATACTGTCCAATTGACGCTAAATCTTTGTAATTTGCTATAAAGTTTGCAAAAGCAGCAGTAGAAAGCGACTCGTTGATTTGCCTAATAAGTTCGGTCTGTTCGTTAAACACCTTTTTTCTATCAATATTTTGAAAGTCTTTTTTGGTCTCAACTAAAAAACGCTGTGCAAATTCTTTTGGCAATTTTTGACACTCCATTACGGATTTATAAACATCAAGTTCCGCTTTTAGAGCAGAGCCCTTCTTAAAATTTTCTTTTATAATTCCAATGATTTTTGACTTCTTATCATTGTCTTTTCTAACAATTGCCTTTGTTAATTCTTTTACAAGACATTCATAAAGAAAAGCGGTATTTCTTTTCTTATTGTGTTTCATCTTCTTTTTTCTCCGTTTTTAGAAGGCTTTCCAAAAGTTTATTAACTTCTTTTTTTGTATTAAATAGTTTAGACTCTTCAACTTTGTGATTTTCCGTTATGCCTTTTGACAATTGTCTCATTTGGCCGGCTCCGGGAAAAATTGATCTTGGGGTGCCATACTCTGGTGTGCCTTTGCTGGTAAAATTCTTTTTTCTACCTCCCTTGTTATAGCTAGGTTGTCTTCTTTTATATTTTCCTCGTTTATATTGTCGGTCGTCTCTCTTCGCCGGGGGTTCTGCTAATAGTGTTTCTTCACCACCACCTGCCGCATCTCCACCGGCGCCACCGGCATCTCCTCCTGCTTCCGCATCAGG